AAGTCTTTAAAAGATAATCCTGAATATTTAAAATACTTAATGATTCAAGGAATGAACAATAGCAATAATAAGGTTTATATTCCAACTGAAGCACAATTACCAATATTAGAAGCAAAGTAAATAAAAACTGAATAGCTGACAACAGAAAAAAAAGGTAGGCAAAGTAAATTTATATATTATGAGTTCAATTATCAATTTGAGCATTAGAGTTGACAAACTACCAAAAGAAAAGTTTGTAATGGGTAAAGACGGAGCGGTTTATTATAACTGTACGTTAAACATTAACGATGACGCTAATCAATGGGGTCAAAACGTATCGTTAACAGATTCACAAACTAAAGAAGAACGAGATGCTAAAAAGCAAAAGAACTATTTAGGAAACGGAAACGTAGTTTGGACTGATGGAAACATTAAAGCAGTTAAAAAAGAAGGACAACCTGCAACACAACAAGCTGCATCGGTAGATACAAGTGATTTACCATTTTAAATTAATTGGGTGGTTTAAAAGCCACCCTTTTTAGTTAAATAAAAGTTAATGTTTATTTATTTAAAAAATATTTTATAAATTTACAAAAAAAACAATTATGGAAATAGGAACAAAATTTACTTTTAAAAGTAGTAACCAAGAAAGAACAGCAATATTTTTAGAACAAGAAAACGATAAAATTATAGCTATTATATGCGATGATATTAAATTTCAAGGTATGAAAGTAACTATTGATAAAACACAAATAATAAAAACTTTTTAATATGAAACTATTTGATGACGAGTGGGGAATAGATAACTCACCAATAGATAACACTGAAATAACAACTACACTTTTATACTTTAGTACAGAAGAATTAAAAGAGTTTAAAAAACTTTGCAAAAAAGGTATTAAACAAGAGTTCGGTGATGATTATCAAGTAAAAGGTAATTTAAGTGATTTACTATTAATTATTTTAAGACAAAAGTATGGAAACTTATAGATTAAAAAAACAATTAACAGACGAACAGGCTGCAGCATTAAAAGGAAAATATTTAAACGATAGCCATTACGATTTATTAATAACAGGTGATGCTGATGGTTATGATGCAAATGGTAAACTTTTATTCAAATTTAGAAAAAAAGCTATACCAATGGAAACTTTAAAACTTGGTGTAGATTCTTTTAAAGATAGTATTGAATTAACTGAAAGTAGAGGAATAGCTTCAGGTAGCAGCCATAAACGTATTAGAAAAGATGGTTCAGTAAGTAATATAACTGTAGGAAATAAAGTTGAAAGTGGTAATGTAGGTTATATGGATTCAAATGCGATGGTTAAATATTGTCGTAAAACTGCTTTTGCTAAAAACTATTTTGATAAATTTACAGCAGGTATTCCTTTTGTTGAATTTATTGATAGTAAATATAAAGAATTATGCCCTGAACATTATGCAAATCAGATAGCAATAGCCAACGGAACTAATAGGAATTATGTTATAAGCGATACTGCTTTTACTACTGTTACAGTAAATAAAAACTTTAGAACAGCAGTTCATCAAGATGCAGGTGATTACCCTGATGGGTTTGGTAATTTAATTGCATATCGTGAAGGCGATTGGACAGGTGGTTATTTTTGTTTACCACAATACAGGGTCGCTATTGACTTACAAAACACAGATATACTTTTTGTTGATGTGCATAAATATCACGGAAATACTGATTTTATAAACACTGATGATAATTTCTTAAGGATTAGTTTTGTGTTATACTATCGTGAATATATGTATAAATGTAGCCAACCTCAAGAAGAGTTACAAAAAATGAAAATGGAAAAAACAGGTTACTTAAATTTATAGTTATGGAATATATTATTACTTGTATTAGTCATAGAAGACCACAAAACGTTGAAAAAATAATAGAAACAACAGGTACAGATAAAATTGTTTTTGTTGTTAATGACCAAATTGATTATGAAAACTATACTGCTAAAGGCGTTAAATGTATTATAGGTGGAAGTTTAACAAAAAACAGAAATGCAGCACTTGATTATTGTTTTGCACAAAATAAAATATGTGTGCAAATAGATGATGATTTAAAAAAAGTTTGTTTAAATGATTTTACAGGAAAAAGAACAGGTGTTAATTTAACAGTTTTACAAGCTATTGAAGAACTATTGCCTATATTTTTAAAAACAAAACATTTATATTGTGGTGCTCCGCCTACAGATAATCCTTTTTTTGCTTTAGAACCAACAAAAGAAAACATACTTATAACCGCACCTTTTACAATTACAAAACCAAATAAAATAAGGTTTGATGAAACTTTAATGTTAAAAGAAGATTACGATTATACTTTACAACACATAAACAATGGAACGGGTTGTATTAGGTTTTCAAAATACTTATTTTCATTCCAAAGTTCAACTAATAATGGCGGTGCAGTTAGTTATAGAACAAGCGATTTAGAAAATAAATCAATACAATATTTAATAAGCAAATGGGGCGAATGTATTAAACTAAACCAAAAACGTGAAAACGAAATATTGCTAAATAAAAATAGTTATGAAATATTAAATTCAAACCAAATAGGTTTATTTTAATTAATTACTATATTTGTAAAAAATAAAACAATGACAGAACAAGAAACAATAAATAGAATGTTAATGGAAGTGCTTGAAGAAGATTGCTACATTAACCCTGAACAAGAAATAGAATATCCAATACCTGCAATTAGTTGCGGAACAAAAGAATACGAAACTAAAGATGGTTATAAATCATATCCATTACCAATAGGAACTTATGGAAACTTTAGTTTTATACAAGCACCGCCTAAATCAAAAAAAACGTTCTTTATTTCGCTTTTAAGTGCAGTTTATTTAAAAAACGAATTACAAGGCTTTGGTGGAAATTTAAGAGGTAATAGGCAAGATAAAAACGTTATTCATTTTGATACTGAGCAAGGTAACTTCCACGCATCAATGGTTTTTAAAAGACCATTACAAATGACAGGTCAAAAAGATGATAAATATTATACTTATGCTTTACGCCAATTAGGGTTTAAAGAACGTATTATGTTTATTGAATACATACTTTATGACAAATTAGAGGGTAAAGATATTGGTTTAGTAATTATTGATGGTATTGCCGATTTATGTGCTGATGTTAATAATATAGAACAGGCTTCAGAAGTTGTGCAGCATTTAATGCGTTGGTCAAAGGAATTAAATTGCCACATAGTAACAGTTATCCATTCAAACTTTGGTACTGATAAACCAACAGGACATTTAGGTTCGTTCTTGGAAAAGAAAGCTGAAACACAAATCCAATTAGAATTAAATACAGTAAATAAAGAATTGGTTAAAGTAAGTTGCAAACGAAGTAGAAATGCAAGTTTTGAAGATTTTAACTTCAAAGTTAATAATTTTGGATTTCCACAAGTTGAGGGTGATTTATATGATATACTAAAAGATGTAAAATGTTAATAACTTATTAATAAATTTGAACAATGGAAAATTTGACAATTAAAAATCATTTACAAGATTTAAAAGTATCTACTTCAAGGATGTTAGTTTACAATTCTGATAACGCTGAGTTGTTAGCTTATTTTAAAGATGTAGTATTTAAGTTAGATATGATTGAGCAACTTATACAAGCGGATTCAGTTATTGATTGGAACGCTATTGAGGGTGCTTATAAATCAATTTTAAATTTAGATAGTGAATTAACAAACGTTGAAATAAATATTGCTTTAAAACCTGCTATAGAAAAGAAAGTAGGTAAAATAACCGCTAAACTTTATTAATTATGATTTACATTTTATTAGCTTTATTAGTTATTCTTTTAATTTGGGCAGACCAAACAAAAAAAGATATTCAGATAGCATCAATACAGGGTTTTATGATTGGTGTTCTTTATGATTGTGATGAACAAGATGAAGAAAAATATTATACTATTCAGGTTTTGCTTGGAGTTTTATCAATTAATATTTATTGGTAATGAATATTTTAAATCAGGTTGCAAAGTATCATAACGATTGGGTAGAACTTGCTTCGGTATTTGATAAAGATTGGGCAGAGGATATCGTTCAGGAAATGTACCTTTTATTACATAAATACAACGTAACCGAACAGCAAATGTTTACCAATGGTAAAATCAATCGCGGTTATGTATTTATAATAATAAGAAACATACATTTTCAACTTTACAATATTAGAAAACGAATTGACAAATGTGAATTGAATGATGAAATTTACAACTTGATTGATGACTATTCAGAAGAAAAAGAAAACGAATGGAATGAATTTAGAATAAAAGCAGAACAAGAAGTTAATTCTTGGGAATGGTACGACAAAAAGCTATTTACTTTATATAGGGATAATAAAACCTCAATAAGAAAATTAGCAAAAGAAACAGGTATTAGTTTTGTTTCTATATTCCACACATTAAAAGCTAATAAGCAAAAACTTAAAAGATTATTACAAGACGATTACGATAATTTAAAACTTTAAAAAGATGGCAAGACCAAAAAAATCAAAAGGACTTGGTGATACAATAGAAAAAATCACTGAAGCAACAGGAATTAAAGCAGTAGTTGAAGCAGTATCAGAAGCAACAGGAATAGATTGTGGTTGTGAAGATAGAAAGCATTTACTTAATAAAATATTTCCTTACAAAAAAACAGAGTGTATAAACGATGTAGATAACGAATGGTTAACTAATTTCTTTTCTGTAACTAATAATCAGTTAACACCGAAACAGCAAAATAGAATTACTGAAATTTATAAGAATGTATTTAATGAAAACATACAGCCTTCAAATTGTGGTTCTTGTTGGAGAGATAAAATAAACGAACTGAAACAAGTTTACGAAACGCAAAATGCAGGTAAATAACCAAAATAGATTTGAAGTAACATTTGACAAAGCAAAGTTCAGTTTGTTAAACAAAGACAAAAAGATTTCGTGGTTGTTTAGAAGTTCTGAAGTTGGAAAGTGTGCTAAAATCTTTGATGACTATTATAACTCTGAACAAACTTTAACTCCAAAAGGTTGGTTTTTATTTTATAAGTCAGTAATGGGTGTTGAAATACTAAAAGAAGTTTCCAATAAGATTATGGAAATAACTAAATTAGATGAAGATACCTGTTTTGAATATACAAAGTTCAGAGTTCTTGGTCAAACTTGGAATGGTATGTTAAACGAAATAGATTTAATTAACGAACTTAAACAAGAATTTCCAAACATTGAATTTAAAAAAGCAAACTATAATTTAGATGAAAACTATTTTACTGATTGGGAAGCATACAGCCAAGAAAAGTTATTTTTAGGTTTACAAATTAAACCAATAACGTATCAGTATATGAATACACCTTATCAGAATCAGGCTAAATTAAACCACGAACTGCAAAGGCAAAAGTATAAAGATGAGTTTAAAGTTCCGCATTTTTTAATATATTACGATAACAATAAACTACACGACAAACAAAAAGTAATAGACAAAATAAATACATTATTAATAAATTTAATAGAAGTTAGATGAACACAATACAATTAGAATATTTAAAACAAGTTATCCTTTCGCAACTGCTTTTAGAATGCAACGAAAATTTACGCTTTACAGTACAATACAAACAACAAATTAAGAATAGAATAAACTTACTTAACAAGGATTTAGAAAGCGTTGTATTTAAAGAATATACGAATGTTTATAAAACCGACCCTGAAATGACTACAAACATTTTAAACAAGATAGAAAGTTTGGTTACTAAATTAACAACTTCTACTTTAGATGAGTTAATTATGATTAACGCTGTTATTGAAAAATACAACGATAACAAAGAATGGTTTAAAGAATATGCAGAAACAGAATTTTTAAAAATAGACTAATGAGCAAAATAACACCAATGCACTATATGACTGATTCAAGAGTTGATGTAATAGACTTTTGTAAAATGTACGATATGAATTTTAATCGTGGAAACATAGTTAAATATTTAGCAAGGGCAGGTAAAAAAGATAATGAACTTGATGACTTGCGTAAAGCCTTGAATTATTTAATGCGAGAAATAGAACACCACGAGAAACTGCAAGAACAATGGATAGAGAACAACAAATAGAAGTAATTAGCTACGAGTATTTATTTGTTTATGTAGATAATATAAAACATATTAGATATATAATGAAAGCGATTGTAGATAATGAACCAATACAAAGTAATTTACAACTTGTTTATGATGGTAATATAATAAGTAAAGAAGACTTCTTTAATAAAACTAAAGATGGTATGATAAAAGAAAGATACAGGTAAGTTAACGCTTACCTTTTTTTTGTTAAATTTTTGTTAAAATGTTAATAAGTAAAAAATATTTATTATATTTGCTTCATCAAACAATTAAAACAAAACAATTATGAGAGCATTTAAGTACAGACAAGAACAGGTAGAAGTTGAATACAATACCTACGATGATGGTGATAAAGAATACAACCCTGAAATTATTATTGAAGCAGTTTATTTTAATGGAGTAGATATACTTCCTATAATGAGCCAAGCTGATGAGTTAGAATTAAAAGAAGAAATGTACGATAACCTATTTGCATAATGAAAACAGAAATCATAAACGAAATAGATAACCTTATTCAATTAACTTCAGACTTGGATAACGTGTATATCAAAAATAGATTACGTTACGTTAAAAAGCTATTATTAACTGAATGGAACGAATCAGATTTATACTTTGAACAAATCAGAGAAGTATTAAAAGAAGAAGAAACAATAAACAATTTAAACAATTTAATGGATTTTAAGATATGATAACAACATTTGACAACAAACAATGGAACAAAGAAGAACTATTAGCCAATATGTATGATGATAGTTTTTACTATGGTTATTTAGGGCAAAACGCTTTAAGTAGTTCAAGTATTAAAACATTAATTAATTCACCAAAGACTTATTACTTTACAACTAAATACGGAAGTGGTGAAACTCAAGCCTTGCGTGATGGTAAACTATTTCATACAATGATATTAGAACCTGAGAAGTTAGATGATATTATATTTGTAGATGCTGCTACAAAAGCAAGTAAAGAATATAAACTTGCAAAAGAAACAGGTAAAGAAGTTTACACTAAATCTGAAAAGAAAGCTGCTGAACGTTTATGCGATGCTTTATTAAGAAACGAAGCAGTAAAAGAATATCTAACAAAAGCAGAATACGAAGTACCACAAATAGCAATGATTGATGGAATACCAATAAGAGCAAAAGCAGATATAATAAAAGGAAATACTATTATAGATTTAAAAACTACAACAGGTATAAAAGACTTTCGTTATTCAGCAGATAAATACAGTTATGATTTACAAGCGTGGTTGTATCGTGAAATGTTTGGGGTAGATAATTTTGTTTTTGTAGCTATTGACAAAGGAAGTTTAGATATTGCTATCTTTGAATGTAGTGATGAATTTTATGAGAAAGGCAAACAAAAGTTTGAGCAAGGTATTAGTAACTACAAATACTTTTTTCAAACAGAAGGAGTAGACCTTGACCAATATGTATTAAGAGGCGTACTGTAATGGATGAGTTATTTTTTTGCGAACAAATTCTGAATAAAAAAACAAATGGAAATAGTTTGTTTTATAAAATATTAAGACATAAGTTTGGAAATGAATATGTAGATAGGTGTGTCTTTAATGATTTTAAAGAAAGGTTGAGAAATAGGTGTTGGTTAGCTTTTAAAAGAATAAAAGAAAACAAACCATATAATACTGAAAAAATATTAG